AATAGATTGCGATACATGTTATGGACATGGCTACATTTTCTTTGGTGACAATGATAACTATCATGTCGAACCTTGCGAGTGTGTGTTATAGTGGCAGGGTATAGCGAGGAGCAACTAAGGAGAAAGGATCACCTCATGAGAGGTGGCACTCTTGCTAACTATGATCGCTCACATTATAAGCAAATAAATGATAGAATAGAATTAGGAGAAAATAACAATGATACAAGTAAAACTAACAACGACTAACGGGGAAACTAAGACTATCCCTTTCTATAACAAGCAAGCAGTAGAAAACTTTATAGGTTTCTTTCCTGCTAAATTGCCTCTTGGTGTTGCGGTTTGTATAGACGCACCCCTTATCGGAATTCACAACGGGTGGATAGTCGGAAAAGGGCAGGCAGTGGATCTCGCAACAAATACGGGTGTAGTATCTAAATAAAATAATTAGTTAGTCCAAAAACGTGCTCACTATTATTTTTAGTATTACATTTTTATTTCTCGTATCATACATCTTAGCAAAAAATTCAGATTTTTGGTATAATGGTTTTATGCCTTGCCTACATGTCTACCAAGAAATGGAATCAGAGATCTGTGATCTTTGTGGCGGGTACACACATAAAACTGACTGGCTTTATCAGCACCAACTACATAGAGAGTGGGTTGCATCAGGTAAGGCAGAATTACAGGGATGGACCTCTATATGACAGAATCAGAAAAAATTTCAGAAATTGACAATATGGGACGAGAGAAGTTCTGGGAAGACTTGGGTAGACCAGAAAACGATGGTTTGGCACTAAAACTCTTCAAGGAGGAGTGTTGCCAGAACTGTACCTGCAAGTCTGAATAGTGGCGGGTACAAAAATTTTCAGATTTCAATAGATAGGCTATAATAATTCAATGACAGAAAACACATCAACAAGTCCTGAAAAGTGCTGCGACGCATGCACATGCACTAATCCACATAGATCAACTCCAGAAGAATAATTGGTTTGATATTTAAGGTCTAAGATCTTAAAAACATCAAGTATAATTATCAGCATAGGGGGTCATCAAATATGACATTAAAATCTATATACGATATAGCATTAGACTCATCAGAGGGTACATCAGACTTTTTGGCACAGTTCAAGGGTAAGGCTACTCTAGTTGTTAATACAACAGTTGGATGCGGTAATGCAAATCAGATGGAAGTTTTACAGTGGTTGCAAGATAAGTACGGTGGAGAACACTTCCAGGTAGTTGCAATCCCAACACAAGATTATTGTGGACCAGGAGTTACACATGGTAAGTGGTCTCAAGGTATTACTTGTGGTGCTGATTCAGCAAATTACGGAAAAGATGTTTATGGTACAACATTCCAATTCTCAGAAATGGTTGCATCTATTCCACATCCAGATACATCAATAGCATTTGGTGGAGAAAGAGGTCATAATGGTTTGGGACAACCTTACGGTGAACCACACGAACTTTATGCAACAATTAAAGAACACCAACAGGCTGCACAAGATGTAATCAAGGCAAATGGTTTAAGCCACCAAGATATTGCAAAAGACAAGTATCACTCATGGTGGTTAAATAGAGGTTTCTACGGCGGTACTGCAATGGGTGGAAACTTTGAAAAGTATCTTGTTGACAAAGATGGATATGTAGACAAGCACTATACATGCACAATTCTTAACTGGGACTCTGAAAAGGGCGTTAAGGAAGCAGCAGAAAAAGAAGGCAAGATAATCGATATTGGTTTGGGACGCTCTAAGAAGATCTTCGAAGAAGAGTGGACAGTAGTTTGCCAGAATATCGAAGAATTAATTGCTGGTCGTAAGTCAATAATTAATCCTAAAAACTAAATAAATATACTCCAGTAGTACTAGACTTTAAATCTAATATTGCTGGAGTATTTTTTTATTTTGAGTGTTCAGTACCACAACTACCAGGTACTTCATACATTGTGGTTTTGCTAGTTTCTTGTAAATCAAAATTTCTTTTATCTAAAACCATATCTAACGTATTTTCAGCATCAGCATATGTTTCTGAAAACACAGATATGAGAATATTAGGAGAATGGTGTGAATGATCTACACCAGTGTTGGCAAGTTGCCATTCACGCCATCTACCTACATTTAGTTTAAAGTTAAACTTAGGCAATTGCGCCTGCAGCCTTTAACTTATCGTACACATTACCCATGATGAATCCAAGGCTTGGCTGAGACTGTGCAATTTGAGCATCTGCATCTGCATCACTCAAACCAGCCTTCTTGCATAACTCTCTGTTATCAGCGTTAATGCTTTCCATCATAATGTTTAGTGCTTCTTCCTTATTCATATTTCACCACTTTCCTATAGGACATGTTGCTAGTTTTAAAGTTGTCTTAAGTTTCATAAAACAACCACATTTCTTGCATTTTACCAATCTCTTATTAAAAAATTGGCAGGTATTGCAAATTTCAAGGCGGGATTCAATTAAATCTCTATCACTTCTTGGCTGAGAAGGATCAAACAAATCAGAGAACTTAACATCATCACTCACCATTCCATTCTATCATAATACGTAACAGAGTACTCTCCACCAAATATCTCAGCATATGAGAAAATATCACACATATACTTCTTAGTAGTGGTCAAACCAACTTTATCGGTTTGGTACTTATATCCCCTATTGAGAATATCATGGGATAGCCCCTCTTGGACAAATGCCTCATTAAGGGTTTGTATATACCGTTCCTTGCCATATCTCTTGGACGTAAAGGATTGGTTTGGATATTTGATTCGTATACCGTCGTCGATTTGTCTGGCATACTCGGTTTCATAAATAACATACTCGACTGCAGGACAATTCATCCTATCAGACCATGTTCGCATGTTATCGCTGTAATTATCCATATTGCGTAGTGTAGAGTCAGCGTAGGCCATGCGTATTATCTCTGTCGCCGATGTTTGTATTCCTGTTGCGAACGCAATTAAATATGCGGTTGCGAATGGAAACTTGTCGCTGTACTTAGTTATGCCGAAATGAATATTGGGGTTAAAACTTTTCGACGACATATTATCATTTGCCAAACGCATGTGATTGCCAATCGAAACATAATCTGGGTGATTTATATCGCAATCAACAAACAAACAATCTCTGGGGCTAATACCGTCCGAAAGACAAAGAATGTTTTTGTCATACGTGCCGACGACTTTAGAACCGTTATAGCGATTTAGTAACTGCGCCGAAACGAAACCATCCATATCGGGGGAGATTATTAAATTTGTAGAGTACTCCAGTGTGCGTAGTATCTCAGTTTTCATTTTTATAAAATTCCCCTTATAATATGTTTTATCATGTCAATTGAATCTTGGGCAGCGCTAATTGTTTCAATATGTACCATTGTAGCATTTGCTGCAGGAAGTATCAAGTGGATGGTAAAACATTATTTAGATGAACTTAAGCCCAATTCAGGATCTTCAATAAAAGATCAAATTACACGTTTAGAACAAACATCAAAAATTGCTGAAGAGGATAGAAAAGAACTTCACAGAAAAATAGATAGAATGTTTGATGTTTTGCTAGATCATATATCTAAAACCACTAAGTAATATATAAGAGTTTATCTTTTAGGGAAAGCCCCCCCTCCCCCCATAGATTTTTTGTTACATCTAATGGTGGAAGTAAGATAGCATCTCTCAGTGCAAAGCCCCCTACAAACCCTATAAACACTATACCATAAACTTTGTTCTGCTGCAATTAATATAAAATACTAATGTCCGTTTTGCACTATATGATATAATTTTAATGCTTACCCCCTGATCTGTCTCTCATACCCACCGATCTTGGGGTAAGTCTATTTTCATGGTATAATTCAGTATTATGGTAAATTCTTGTGGTCCAGAAATTTTTGGTGCTGATCCAGCAAATATAAAGTGGAATGTGGTTAGAGGTGATACCGCAACACTAAAGGTAGAGTTTTGGGAAAATGATGAAGTAACTGCATATGATACTTCTAATTGGGAATATAAGTCAAGCACATACGATTCTATTGGCGATGTTATTGATTCGCTTGAAGTTACACCTGGAACTGGGTATGTGGAAATTACTGCAACACCAGAAATAACATCACTGTGGGGAAATGGTTGGAGCGGAACAGTTGCTGAATTATCTTTTGATTTACAAGTAACTATTGACGATGTTGTTTGGACTCCAGTTATAGGTACAATTTCTGTTATTGCTGATATAACTAGAGGTAGTTTGTAATGGCTGTAGTTAAGATTGTTACAGTTCCTTTTAGTACCCCCGCTATAAAATTTGTTGCTGGTATTCCAGGTTCTGCTATGGGACCAGAAGGTCCTCAAGGTCCAGCAGGACCAAAAGGTGATAGTGGAGAACAAGGTCCTCAAGGTATTCAAGGAGAAACTGGTCCTCAAGGTTTAACTGGTGCAACAGGTGCAACTGGACCAAAGGGTGATAAGGGCGATACAGGTTTAACTGGCCCACAAGGAATTCAAGGAGTACAGGGTTTAAAAGGTGACACTGGAGAACAGGGTTTACAGGGTATTCAGGGTGAACAAGGAATACAGGGAGAACAAGGACCAAAAGGTGATACTGGTGAACAAGGTTTGCCAGGCGAACAAGGAATTCAAGGTGAACAAGGGCAACAGGGAGAACAGGGTATTCAGGGTCCCAAGGGTGACACTGGAGAACAGGGTCCACAAGGAATTCAAGGAATTCAGGGTGAGCAAGGTATTCAGGGCGAACAAGGTCCCGTAGGACCGCAAGGTACATCAATAACTTTAAAGGGTAGCGTTAATACGATTATAGAGTTGCCAGAATTAGGAAATAGCGTTGGAGACTCATACATAGATCAAGGAACTGGAAATCTTTTTGTTTGGGATGGAACATCTTGGTTTGATGCAGGACAAATTGTTGGACCACAAGGACCACAAGGAGTTCAGGGTGAACAAGGTTTACAAGGAATACAAGGCGAACAAGGACCTAAAGGTGATCAAGGCGATCAAGGAATTCAAGGTGAACAGGGAATCCAAGGTGAACAGGGCATTCAAGGTTTGCAAGGTATTCAAGGAGAAAAAGGTGATCCAGGAGATCAAGGACCTCAAGGAATCCAAGGCGAACAAGGTATTCAAGGCTTACAAGGTGAAAAGGGCGATACTGGAGATCAAGGACCGCAGGGTATCCAAGGAGAACAAGGATTACCAGGAAATGATGGAGCAGATGCTCTTTGGAATTTCCTTGGAGCATATAATTTAGGAGCATCTTATGCAATTGGAGATGTTGTAACATATGAAGGACAAACTTGGTATCGCATTAATGCAAATGGTGGAAATGTTGGAGACACCCCATACGAAGGAACATTCTGGACTTTAATTGCACAAAAAGGTGAACAAGGACCTCAAGGTTTGCCAGGTACTGGATCAACATCTGCATCTATTTTGCAACATCAAGTTAAAGCAGGAGAAGCGCTAACTAAAGGTCAAGCAGTTTATGTAAGTTCATCCGATGGAACAAACATGATTGTTACAAAAGCATCTAATGCATCTGAAACAACATCTTCAAAAACAATGGGATTGGTTACAACATCTCTTGCATATAATGATTTTGGTATCGTTATTACAGAAGGTTTGCTTGCAGGATTAGACACTTCTACTGCTACCGCTGGAGATCCAGTTTGGCTTGGTACAAATGGTAACTTAATTTATGGTTTAGCAAATAAACCATCTGCTCCACAACATTTAGTATTTATTGGTATTGTAACAAGAGTTCAACAAAATAATGGTGAAATATTTGTTAAGGTACAAAATGGTTTTGAATTACAAGAATTACATAATGTATTATTAGAGAATAATGGTTCTATTACTGATAATGAAATTCTTGCTTACGATACCGCTTCGGGTTTGTGGATAAATCAAACTAAATCAGAGGCTGGTTTTGCAACAGTAGCAACAAGTGGATCTTATAATGATCTTACAAATAAACCAATACTTGCAACAGCAGCAACATCTGGATCTTATACAGATTTAACTAATAAACCAACTATTCCAACAAATCTTGATTCATTAACAGATGTTACTATTTCTGGAACACCAACAAATTCACAATTATTAGTTTATGACGCTGCTACAAGTCAATGGAAAAACCAAGACCCTATTGTTGCATCTGGTTTGGCATATAAGGCTGGCTTCCCAGCATCAAAAACATCAACTGGTGCATTAGGACAAATTTGTATTGACGGAACAAACGGAACTATGTATATCTGTACAGCAACAAATACCTGGCAAAAAATTTCCCTTAACTCTGCTAACTTTACTAATGCTGGCGGATTTGCTTAATATAATGAGATAATACAGCCATGGCCGTTTCTAAATCCATGGACTTTCCATCAAGCAAAAAATCAAGTTATGCTGCACAGGTTGTAGAAACTCAAAATACTAATACTGAGGTTTTAGTTAATTATGTTCCAGTACCTGGTCCAGTTGGACCTCAAGGATTACAGGGTGTGCCTGGACCTCAGGGACCAGCAGGAAAAGACGGCAGCCAGGGTCCTAGGGGTGAAAAGGGGTCATCTGGCAAAGATGGACTAAGTTCTCTTTCTTCTTCTGGACAGCAAGCAGGTTGGGGAGCATATTTTAATAAAAATAGACAAGACATAAGATTAGGTGTAAACCAAGGTGATGATGGGTGGGTTAGCGTTTGGGTAGATTCTAAGGGTAGTAATACAAATGAAAAATATCTACCACAAGGGTGTACCAGTCTATGGAATGAACATCAGAGAATGCTTAATTTTCACGGGTTAAAAGTAGGCTCTCAAGTGTTTGTAACCTATAACTTTGAACTTACTACTTATAGTAATAATACAGAGGTTTGGATTAGGACATTTTTTCCTAAATCTACCACCGAAATTTCTCAGTTTGTAGCCTCATTAAAATATCAGTATGTTTATAATATGTATGTTACGCAGCACTTTTTTATAGAGGATGAATCTATGTGGGCATCTGGAGCATTGCCACAAATTAGAACTGATTATGACTCATCCGTATTAATGAATTCAATATACGTCAGCGTGGTATAATAAAACCATGGCATTTCCAGGAACCTACAATATAACATATTATAAGGGCGATACCTATGAGTTTAGGATATACCCAAAGACAGCAAGCGGAGACGTTTATTCTCTTTCTCCATTTGTTTATGATCATGATGATAATTTAACAACTGCAGACTTTGATAGTGCTGTTTTTGCTTTTGCAGAAACAAGAGGTGGAGACTCTGCAACTGGATATCACAAATGCTATGCCAAAATTTCTGATGACAAAACTTATATAACATGTGCTATTAGACCAGCAGATGCTACATATTTAGATCCAACAAAAACTTATGTTTATGACGTTCAGGTAAGCAAGCCAGCAGGTGGTGGAGATTACCCAGTTGTCGTTACATTAATGACTGGAAGTATAACTGTAACAGATCAGGTTACAAGTTCTACTAATTTAGGATAAAATGGCAGAGGTTAATTTAAGTACACCAGATTTATTAGTACTTGGTGGCCCTGAGACAATTAACTTAGAGGTTGATTTTGGATCACAAGGTGATCGTGGAAGCAGAATCTATGTAGGAAATGGAAAACCAGATTTAGTTGATATAGGACAAGAGCCAAGTTTATTTGATGTTTATATTAATCTATTAACAACAGATGATGAATACTTAATGATGTATCAGTATGTAGAAACATTAGGAAGTCTTCAATGGGTAACTTTATCAAAATTAGGACTAAATACTTATAGTGAAAATATTAGTATAGATTTTTCAACACAAAACTTTTGCAGAATACCAATATCAAAAATAGTTAGCCCATCTTATATAGGAAATGTTGATGCATCCAACCTTAGTGTCAGTGTAACATTTGGAACCTCTGCAGGATACCCAATAGTAAGTTCTATTAAGACTGAAATTGTAACTATAGACGGTGTTCAAAATTTAAAAATAACATTCTATGCCAAGGAATTTGACGGTACCCAATGGACAGACATCTCTGGATCTAGAACGGCTAACCTTCACATTTCGGTGGTATAATCGACGGGGTGATATAAATGTCAGTTGAAAATATTGGTGGTCTATACAATACAAAGCAGCCAGGTTATGATGACACGGCTGATATTCAGGCAGCCCTAAAAGCATTTCTGTATGGTAGTTATGATTATGACACTACAAGCACAGACCCAACACAGTTACCAAACCCATCTTTGGCGCATCATCTACAGGGTTTAAAAGATAGAATTGCAGCACAAGAAGCATTAGGTATAGGTTCTGATTATTTAACCCTTTCACAAATTTCAGCAATCACATCCCCAACGGATGGTTATATTGCAATGGCATCAGATTCAACTGGTGCTGCAGTACAGTCTACCTACGGTATTGCTTTATATCAAAATGAAGAGCCAACAGAAAATCTAATTAATGGAATGCTTTGGGTTGATAAAGATGCAACACCCCAAAGAGCCTATATTTATGATGAAGGTACAGAATCCTGGTCTGCAATTACAGAAATACCAGGAATTGTTGATGCTGCTGGAGATTTGATTATTGGTGCGGGACAAGATGATATATCTGTACTCCCAATAGGTTCAAACGGACAGATACTAACAGTTTCATCTGGTTTACCTTCATGGCAAGATCATGAAACAAAGATATGGGTTAAGAAGTCCTCAGGATCTTTATCTGGATCTAGTCTTAGTGTTTCTGGATTAGATGGAGAAAGATTATTTATTGTTTTGCATAACTGGAGTCATAACGACGCTACAGATACTGCAATGCTTTCAGTTACTTTTAACAATAACTCTGGCCCAAATTATATAAACACTGGAGGACTTGTAACAGCAAGCGCATTACATTCACCAACTTTTAATGATTCTTCAATTCATGACATAACAATATCAGTTGATCTTGCAAATACATCTTCAATTTTAAAACCAGTATCCACAATTGCAGATAACTCTGCAGGACAATATTTTGGATATTTTAGAGATAATGCACCAATATCTTCTGTACAGGTAACCCTTTCACCAACAGGTACATTTGATAGTGGAACATACGAAGTTTGGAGTTATGAATAATGAGAATAATTGATAATGGAGTAGAGCGTGATATGACAAAAGATGAACTTGAGTCATATCATAAAGTAACTGAAGAGGCATCCATGTTAATTCAAGCAGAAAAAGATGCTGCTGTAGCAAAAGAAATTGCAGTCGCAAAACTTATTGCATTGGGATTAACAGAATCTGATATAAGGGCGGTGAACTCTTAATGACAGCAGTTAGTTCAAATAGCAAAGTAGCATACATGTATGACCAGGCATCAGATACCTGGTATGCTATTGCTGGTGTTGCAAATACAAATGTTCCATATACATGGACACAAACTCATACACATGGGTCTATAGTAACTTTTAATGACGTTATTCGTGCCAAGGCTGGAGTTAATAGATTTCAAAATCCTTCTGCCAGAAATTCTATAATTCCTTCACCTGTTAAAGGTACTGTTTGTTTTGTTGAACAAACTAACGGTGGAATTGATATAAACCAGGTTCAAATCTATAATGGTTCATCATGGGTAGGTATGTTAGATACTGCATACTTAGCAACAAAAAGCAGTGACTACACCATAGGTCTTGGGGATGCAGGACAAACTTTATTAATTGATTCTACTAGTGATAGAACTATAACAGTTCCACTTGATTCTTCTGTACCGTTCGCAATTGGACAAAGGCTTGATGTTGTTAGACTAAATACTGGAAATGTAACTTTTGCTGGTGTAGTTGGTGTAACAATTAATAGCAAAAATTCAAACAAGAAAATTGCTGCAAGGTATTCTGGCGCAACTCTTATCAAGTATGATACGAATACCTGGGTCCTTATTGGCGATTTGACGGCGTAGGTCCAAATGCTTGGATGGATAGGCAAATGGGCAAGTTCCAAAGGAATGGGAAGAATCCCAAGCCTTGTAGGCCTATCCAGAACAAATGCAAGAACAGCAATTACAAATGCTGGGTTTAACTTAGGTACAGAGACACCACTTGGCAATGCTCAAGGTGCTACTGCATTAAATAATGGAACTGTTAAAGACAGATCAGATGTCAACCAATTATTAAACTATGAAGAGGTTTTAGGCTTTGAATATTATGAGTATGTAGCGCCTCCATTCTTCCCACCATCATTTGTTTCTCCATTCTTCCCACCATCATTTGTTATATCTCCATTCTTCCCTCCATTTTTCCCACCATTCTTCCCGTTCTTCCCATTCTTCCCACCATTCTTCCCTCCATTCTTCCCTCCATCATTTGTTTCTCCATTCTTCCCACCATTCTTCCCTCCATTCTTCCCTCCATCATTTGTGGCACCAACTTATACAAACTATTACGGATATTGTGATCTAAGTAATAACCCAGCAGGACCTTTTGGGCCATACAATATTGATTGTATGACTTTGTTCCAGACACAAGAAAGTGGAAATGGATATCCACCAATTGGATGGGTTTGTGGACCAACACCAGAAGAAGGAACTCCTGCGTGTAATGTTTCTCCATTCTTCCCTCCTGCGTTTAACCCATTCTTCCCACCATTCTTCCCACCTTCATTTGTGACACCTACAACAACATATTATTTCTGCTGTAATGATGGAGGAGGCGGTTCTGTTGAGGCAACCAGTTCTGGAACAGCAGTTGCTTTAGCATCCTCATATTGTTCTGGACAAGGATCAACAGGACCAGCAGGTGGAGTTTACTTAACACCTCAAAGTTGTAATGTAAGCCCATTCTTCCCTCCTTCATTTGTTGCTCCATTCTTTCCACCTTCATTTGTTGCTCCATTCTTCCCTCCTGCGTTTAACCCATTCTTCCCACCATTCTTCCCACCATTCTTCCCTCCTACATTTAATGCACCCGCAAGTCTTTACAGAGCATCATTCTGCGGTGATGGTGTAGCACAGACGTGGGTAAGCAGTGTTTCTTGTTCAGATGCATTTAATGAAGCATTAGGAAACTTCACTACAATTACAAACTGGAATTGTGTTTTAGGAACATCATATCCAGCAGCACCTACCTGTTCTGCACCACCATTCTTCCCACCATTCTTCCCACCTGCATTTACAGCATCACCGTTCTTCCCACCTTCATTCGTTGCTCCATTCTTCCCACCTTCATTCGTTGCTCCATTCTTCCCTCCTTCATTCGTTGCTCCATTCTTCCCTCCTTCATTTGTTGCTCCATTCTTCCCACCTACTTTTACGGCATCACCGTTCTTCCCACCTACTTTTACAGCATCACCGTTCTTCCCACCTACCTTTGTTGCTCCATTCTTCCCACCTACATTTAATAGTGGTGGATGTGGTGATCCATGCTATGCACCATTCTGGGAGTGCCCAGTAGCGGCTCCATGCTGTGGAAACTGTTATTACTAATTACTTTGTAAAGTATTGCTTAATGAGGTATAATTATTAAAGAAATTAATGGTAAATAAAGGCTAAAGGAATAATACATGGAAGAACAAAAAAGTGCATGGCAAAAATATAAAGAAAGTCTTGGAGAGACAAGACCTTGGGATTTAGTAAACCCGAATATTCCACGGGCTAGTGAAGATGAGGCAGAAAAAAGATTTGAAATATGTAAGGCATGCCCAGAATTAATTAAACTAACCAGTCAATGTAAGAAATGCGGTTGTTTTATGGCTGCAAAAACAAAATTACTTGCAGCAACCTGCCCTATTGGAAAATGGTAAAAAAATAGGGGACCAATTAAGGCCCCCTATTCTTATGTTTTTTATTTAGGAAAATCAAGCATTAGATGCTTTGTTCTTGGAGTAATGCCTTTCCAGGCAATCCAATTTTCACCGCCATTTGACATGTGAAATGCAACTTGAGCATTTAATACTGGATTAAATAACTCATAGTTTGACTCTAAATTAAACTTATCTCTACGGTCAGGACCAAGGTCGCCAATCATATTTATTTGAAATAAGCCATAAGAACTATCTCCAGTTCTTTTGCTAAGGTTTAGTGCCATAGGTCTACCGCCAGATTCTTTTTTAGCAATAGCCCAAGCCTCCCTTAGTTTTTGACCTTCAAAACCTACCAAGTGTAGTAGATTTTTAAGATCTTTGTCAGATAGATTTACAGCGTTTTTGTATTTTTCTAACTGATCTTCTTTAGCCTCAGAAACACTTTTGGCCACTTTCGTGGCCTCTATTGTCTCTTGTAGCACGATATTACTATCGTCTAATCGGTTTTCAGAAGCATTCGCAAAGTTTGTAGAAACAACAAACATTGCCAATATGCTGAGTGTACCAATGATGTTCTTATTATTATTCATAAAAGTAATCATAGTTTCCTCCTTAGAAACGTAATGACACCTTGTTAAGGGGTGCCATGTTACTTCCAAGTATAACACAATTTAGACCATGTAGTCAAATAATGCTATAATTGATCTCTATGGCAGATATAACTAATAACTATGGTCTAACATTTCCAGAATCAACAGACTCTGTAAACGTGCATAATGATATAAAAAAATTAGCAGATGATGTTGATGATGCTATTTCTTCGCTTGATGCCTCAAATGTGCGGGTAAAGGTAATAAATAACTCAGGCTCAACTATAGGTTCAGCAAAACCAGTATACGCTGTAGGACATGCTAACAATAAAACACAAATAGCAGCATTTACATCAACACTTTCAGATAATTACCCATTTCTTGGTTTGACAAAAACATCATTAGCAGATGGTGCTAGTGGAGAAGTTGTTGTTGCTGGAGTATTAACAAATGTAAATACAAGTAGTTTTTCTGTTGGTCAATTACTATACGTAGACTCTTCTGGATCCCTTACAACTACCGTTTTTGGTGGGGCAATTGGAATTGTTGCTGTAGCAAATCCAACTATGGGTGTAATTGTTATTCAGGCAAAAGGTAATGGAACATGGGGAGCATTGAAGGCTGGCTTAGCCTAATATGATATAATCGACACATGGCAACATATCGTGGATCCGCTTCTTCTTATGACATAGGTGAAAAACCACCAACAGTTATTTGGACTGTTGTTCGTGGAGACACATCTGGGTTTAAGGTTTATGTTGTAGATGATGCAGGACAACCTTTAATTATTCCAGATTGGAATATTAATATGAAAATTAAGCGTCCAAACAATACAGCAGATCTTGGAATTATTACAGATGATGCCAGCCTAATTATGGATTTATATCCAGCAGCAGATGCAGATGATTTAGTTGGAGAGTTTACTGTTTGGTTAACTTCTTCAGAATCTTTTATTTTACAAACTGGAGACATCTTTGATATTCAGTTATCAGATGCTACAAGAGTATGGACAGTTGCTCAGGGTAGCATGAAGATTCTTGAAGATGTAACAGATTAATGGCAAGAGCAACATTATCAAACCTAAAGCATCAAACAAAATATGTTAAGCCAATAGATTATTCTGTTAAACAAATAAAAGTTCTTGCACCAGTAGCAACAATAAATTATGACTTACCATTTAGGGTAAGATTCAAATCTATACAAATTGAAGGATACAGCGCTTCTAATCCACCCCCAATTCCACTACAAGTGATTGGCTTTAGTAACTGGATTCTTTAAAAATATAAAAAAGGAGTTATAATAAGGTCATGGCAAAAATCTCAGTCCCAACACTAAAAACCAAATTTCAAACTGGTGATCGTCCTACGCAACAGGACTACGAAGATTTAATTGATTCAACCTCAGCCCGTTCCACAGATCTTGGAACAATGGGTAATAATGAAAACACAATTACTGGTATTGAGAATGCCACGGTAATTGATAATTTTGATGCCACAGAGTGGCGCATGGTTAAGTATATTGTTTCTATTGCTAAGACAACAGCAGGAGACAATAAGTTTTACGCAACAGAGTTGACCATCTTGGTAGACGGTACAAATGTAAACGTCTCTGAGTATGGCACGATAGACAATGATGGGAATATTGGCACCATTAGCGTCTCTAGGGTAGGAAATACAGTTTCATTGACTGTTACTCCAGACCCTGCAATTAAGCCAGTCACAGTTCGTTATGCACGAATTGGACTTAAGGCATAAACAAGGAGATAAAAAATGGCAACAGTAACAAAAGACTTTAAGGTAAAGAATGGTCTTATTGTTGAAGGCACAACAGGTACCATCGACGGTCAAGACATTCTTACAAAGAAGCAAGACGATCAAGACTATATCGTTAGTCTTATTGGTGGAACTTCAACATCGAATAACACACCAAACACAGTTGTAAAGCGTGATGGTTCAGGCAACTTTGCTGCTGGAGAAATCACAGCAGACATCGTTGGTGATGTAACTGGTCAAGTATCAGATATTTCAAACCATGACACAGATGACCTTTCAGAAGGTACAACAAATAAGTATTTCACAAACCAAAGAGCACTTGATGCTACATCAGCAGCATATGATCCAGCAGGTGCAGCAACAGATGCATACAATGATGCAGTTCTTGCAGCACAGCAATATACAGATGGAGAAATTTCTGATGAAGTAACTGCTCGTAACCTTGCAGTACAAGGTGCTTATAATGATGCAGTTGCAGATGCAGCAGCAGATGCTACAACAAAGGCTAATGCAGCACTTACAGATGCCAACGATTACACAGATGGAAAGATTTCTGATGAGGTAACTCGTTCAAATAATTACGCTGACAGTGCAGCAACAAATGCACTTAACGATGCAAATGATTACACAGATGCTCGTGAAATAGCGATTACAACTGCTTATGAAACATATGCATCAAATGCTGCAACAACAGCAGAAAATAATGCTAAGGCATATGCAGACGGACTTTCATCTGGACTTAATTGGAAGCAGGCAGTAAATGTTCTTGCAACATCAAATGTTGCTTTATCTGGCTCTACACCACTTACAGTAGATGGACATACATTATCTGATGGATACCGTGTACTTTTGAAGGGACAGTCAACTGACTCTGAGAATGGTATTTATGAGTTAGCAATTTCTGGTGGCTCATACACACTTTCACGCCCAACAGATTCAGATGCTTATTCTGAACTAGTCGGTGCAGCAGTATTCGTAATGGAAGGCGATAATTACGCTTCAACAGCATGGGTACAGGCTGATCACTACCTATCTTCATTTGCTGGACAAGATTGGACACAGTTCTCAGGTCAAGGTACATATCTTGCTGGAAATGGTTTAACCCTTGATGGTTCAACATTTGAAATTGATGAAACAATTACAGCAACTCGTTTATTTGCATCATCTGAAGCAACTGATGCAGAAAATGCAGCAAAGACTTATACAGATAATCGTGAAACTGCAATTACAACTGCTTATCAGAATTATGCAGATCAAGCAGAATTAGATGCAATTGCTTCAGCAAATTCATATACAGATATTCGTGAAACTGCAATTACAAATGCATATGAAAATTATGCAGATGGAGTTGCTCTTTCAGCAGAGAATGCTGCAAAGGCTTATGCTGATGGATTAGTTTCTGATGAAGTAACTGACCGCAATAATGCAATTAATAATGCAATCAATGCTCTTACAACATCTGACATTGAAGAGGGTACAAACCTTTATTACACTGCAGCCCGTGCAAAGGCAGAAGCAGCAACTCTTCTTGCAAATGCTACTAAGACAAATATTATAATTACAAAGGATGGATCAGATAATCTTACAATTACAGCAGAAAATGGTGTAGCAGATTCTAATACTGATCAACTTGCAGAAGGCTCAACAAACCTTTACTTCACAGATGCTCGTGCAGTATCTGCTCTTGAGGCAGTAGTTCCAAACTTTGAAGCAGTTGAGATTGACTCACTCGCAAAGCAGGTAGCAGCAACAACTGAAGTTGCAACTGCATCAACAGTTACCGCATACTCATGGGCAAAGTCTTCATATAGAACTGCAAAGTTCCTTGTCAAGACCGCTTATGGTACACATACAGATGTAGCAGAAGTTCTTTTGACTCTTGATACATCAGATAATATTGCTATAACAGAATACGCTATGGTTGGAACCAATGGATCTGCAATGACAATTTCTGCAGATGTCAGTGGTGCTGATGTAAGACTTCGTGTAGCAACCGTCAACAATAACTCAACAGTTAATGTTGTAGGTACACTTTTAGCATAACAAAATAAATAAAAGAAGGAGTGGTAGATCTTGGCAACAGTAGACAAAGATTTTAGGGTCAAGAATGGACTAGTCGTCGCTAACGGCGGTAGTTTTGGAGGATCTGTAGTCGTAGGAGAACCTACACTTAATGAACATGCTGCTACAAAGGCTTATGTTGATTCATTGGCTGGAAGCATGGTTGTCGGATCTACCGCTCCCCTATCACCAGAAAATGGTGATTTATGGTTTGATACATTAACATCAAGAGTTAATGTTTATTATTCTGGCTCATGGATGACCATGGCTACAATTGATGATACATTAAATCTTCCACAACATATTCACGATACTGCCATCGATGGAAGCGGACTTATCGTATCTCAGTTTGTAAGTGGTGGAAGTTTCAGCGATCCACAAGGCTCACCAATAGATGGCGGTGCCTACAATCAATCATCTTGGACAGTAGTCTATGATGGCGGGGTAGCAATTGATAACTTCAATTAAAACTGATGTTATAATAAGCACAGAAATAAACGGTAGAAATACCACAAGGAGAGTATAAATGGCAACAAGAATGCAACAGCGCAGAGGAACTGCAGCACAATGGACATCTGCTAACCCTATACTAGCAGCAGGTGAAATTGGTTTTGAAACAGACACAGGTAAGTTTAAGGTCGGTAACGGATCTTCTACATGGTCAAGTTTAAAGTACTTTACAGATGCTGAGTCAGTCCTAGGTGGACTCTCTGGAGTTGATCTACCTGCCACACTAGATACTCTCAACGAACTAGCAGCAGCATTGGGAGATAATCCAAACTTCCTTTCAGACATTGCATCAAACCTTGATGATCACGCTTCAGAAACAGAAAATATTCATGGTATTGCAAACACAGCAGATCTAGCAACACAAGATTATGTGATTAGTGCAATAACAAACTCAGCAGTAGATCAGTCAGAACTTGCTGGTACTGGAATTGACTGGAACTCTGGAACATCACAATTTGATATCGATAACACAGTAGTAACACTTGATGGTTCACAGACACTAACAAACAAGTCACTTACATCTCCTACTCTTACAGGAACCCCAGTAGCACCTACTGCTGATGTAGCAACAAATACAACTCAAGTTGCAACAACTGCCTATGTACAAAATGCTATAGCAAATGTTATTGATAATGCTCCTGGTGCAATTGATACTCTTAATGAACTAGCAGCAGCACTTGGCGAAGATCCAAATTTTGCTACAACAGTAACTAATGAACTTGCTACAAAAGCAACTATTACACAACTAACAGATCACTCTGCAGACACAACATCTGTACACGGTATTGCTAATACAGCAGATCTTGCCGTACATTCTGATATTACAACTGCTATATCAGATCACGCTGGAGACACAACATCTGTACATGGTATCGCTAATACAGCAGACCTAGTTTATGCTTCAGATCTTTCAAACCATGCTTCAGATACAACATCTATTCATGGTATTGCAAATACAGCAGATCTTGCTGTACACTCAGATATTTCAACTGCTATAACAAATCACAATTCTGATGAAACAAATGTTCACGGTATTGCAGACACAGCGCAATTGGCTACAAAGAATTATGCTGATACTGCTGTGAGCACACACTCATCAGATACAACAAATGTTCACGGTATTCTTGATACAGCAGACCTTGCTTTAACATCAGATGTTACTGACGCTATAAGCACTCATAATAGCGAGACACTAAACGTACATGGTATTGGTAATACTGCAAATCTTGCTACAAAAACTTATGCTGACGATGCAGTAAGTACACACTCTAGCGATACAACATCTGTACACGGAATTGCAGATACTGCAAATCTTGTATTAACAGATGATGCACGTCTATCTGACACAAGAACACCAACAGATAACACAGTATCAACAGAAAAGATTATTAACTCTGCTGTAACTGCAGATAAGATTGCTGGAGATGCTGTAACAACAGCAAAGATCCTAGACGGTGCTGTAACATCTGGAAAGATTGCAGACGGCACAATTGTAAATGCTGATATTAACGCTTCAGCAGCAATTGCACAATCTAAGATCTCAGGACTAACATCAGATCTTGCTGCAAAGGCTCCTCTTGCAGACCCAACATTTACAGGTACTGTTTCAGGTATCACAAAGTCAATGGTTGGTCTTGGCAATGTAGATAATACATCTGATGCTAATAAGCCAGTCTCAACTGCTACACAAACAGCACTTGATCTAAAGGCTCCAAAGGCAGCACCTACATTCACAGGAACATTAACAGCAGCAGATGTAACAGTTACTGGAAACCTAACAGTTTCTGGAACAACTACAACAGTTTCTGCAGCAAACCTTGTTGTTTCAGATCCACTTATTTATCTTGGTGATGGAAACACAGGAAATACAGTAGACCTTGGTTTTGTTGGTTCATATAATGATGGAACTTATGCTCACCAGGGTCTTGTTAAGGACTCCTCTGATGGAAAGTGGAAGTTGTTCAAGGGTGTAACAGATGAACCTACTACAACAGTTAACTTTGCACAGGGTTCACTTGATGCACTTAAGGTTGGTGCTTTTGAAGCAACAACAGTAACACCATCTTCTGGTGTCGTATTCTCAGACGGTACACAGACAAAGGAAGGCGTACCTTCACGTACAACAATTGTACAGAAGACAGATTCCTACACTCTTTCAGCACTTACAGAAAGAGATAACTTTATCGAAGTAAATAAGGCAACAGCAACAACAATTACAATCCCAACAAATGCAACAGTAGCATATCCAGTAGGAACATCTATTGATATTCTTCAGGTTGGTGCTGGACAGGTAACAATTGCTGGTGCAGCAGGCGTAACAGTAAACGCTACACCTGGTTTGAAATTGAGAACTCAGTGGTCATCTGCAACTCTCTTCAAGAGAGCAACAGATACTTGGGTTGTCATGGGCGATCTTTCAGCATAATTTAGTATAGAAATAGGAGAATAAGATGGCAGCAGGTAAGAAAAAGGGAATTAAGTCCTCAGCACAGGATAACTTCTTACAACCAGACGCAGTAACAGGTTTATCTGGTACAGACGTTGGAACAGGAAGAGGTTTTGATAACGGTGCAGTTAACTTATCCTGGACCTTACCTGCTAACTCTCCAGCAGCGACATCTTATACGATTACAACAACACCAGCAACAACAACATTAGTTACTGGTAATGCAAATACAACTGCCACATTTACTGGTCTATCAGGTGGAACATCATATACATTTACTGTTGTTGGTACAAATGCTGCTGGTACAGCAAATCCTACGACAAGTGCTTCGGTTGCTGTTACAACTGTTCCAGGAACACCAACAAGCGTAAATGCTAATGCACAATCAGCAAACGTAAATAGAATTTCTTGGACTGCCCCAGCAACTGGCGGAAAAGCCATATCTTCATATACAATTACTGGTTCTGACGGAACAAGTTACACTGGTATTACTTCTTCTCCATATGATGCTACAGATAATACTCCATCTTCTACATCTCCAGGATCACAGACTTATACTATTGTTGCTATAAATGCTAACGGAACAGGTGCAGGAGCAACAACAGGATCTGTTAATACAACTCCTCCGTTCTTCCCATTCTTCCCGCCGTTTTTCCCTCCATTCTTCCCATTCTTCCCTCCATTCTTCCCACCATTCTTCCCGTTCTTCCCGTTCTTCCCTCCATTCTTCCCACCTTCATTCGTAGGCGGTGGTGGTAGCGCTTGTACTGGATGCTATAGACCATATTGGAATTGCCCAGCATCAGCACCATGCTGTAGCATGTGTTACTACTAAGAGATATGCTATACTTTAATAAAAGGAGAAATATTATATGTACGTTGTATTAACAAAAAATGACGACAACACTTGGGATGCAATTAGAGATGTCATTCTTAAAGATGAGTTAGCAACTGCTATAGAAGATGCGTTAGCAAACGAACTTCCAATAATTGGAATGAATGCAACAGCCTACAAATCATCAGCAGCGAAAAACGCAGTATGGAATGGAACATCATTCTCTGGTGGAAATATTAATCCAGACATGCCATCAGATGACAATGAAATCTGGGATACATTTAATAGATATGTCTTTTTGTCTGATAATAAAGTAATTCTTTCTTTTACAGTAGGAAAAGATGACGCTAACTCAGCAATGTATGAAGCAGCCTTTGCGGGAGAAACAATCTTGGTTAAAAGCACATCTGAGCCAAGAATGAAAGTTGGAAAAACCTTTAATTGGGACGGAACTAATCTAGTCTTAGTTTCATAATAAACAATATTTGTTTATTAGTAGTTTTCTCTTTATTGCTGTTCTTTTCTGAACATGGTATAATGGATTTACAACAGAAAAGGAAGCCGTATGGAAATATATGACGAAAACTCTAACCCATGGTTTACTAAAGATAGATCAGAAACAGCATCTAATAGAGTTCAACCAAAAATAATTGGAAACAACATTTCAGTAGAAAATCCAGGGCTTGGGTTAAATATTTATAGAAATGTTTTTTCATTAGATGATGCCAATAGATATATAAATATTCTTGAATCTAATCTATCAACTGGTACCAAATATAAGTGGTCTGAGGCACAAGTAACAAACTCTACAGTGCCAATTAAAAAGGCTAGAGATGCTGTAGACTTTAAGTATAAGCAAGAAAACTTAGGACCAAGAGATGAGCATAATTCTGAACTTATTGATTTGCATCAAGAGATATATGAAAAGTTAAAATTTTGCATAGACGACTATGCACACTATTGGGGTATTAATGTAATTTATTATGAAGCCTTTAATTTTGTAAAGTATGAAGGTGAAGGCAAGCACTTTAATATCCATGCAGATCACGGCCCAGCATATAATGCTACAGTTTCTGCAGTTATTTATATTAATGATGATTATGATGGTGGCGAAATTAAGTTCCCAAGATTAGATGGATACGTTCATAAACCAAGAGTTGGAGACATTGCAGTTTTTCCATCTAACTATATTTATGAACATGCTTCTTTGCCTATGAAAAGCGGTACAAAGTATTGCGTAGTTATTATGACTGACATTAATGAGTTAGGCCATAAGAATGGATACTGAGTATAACTCTTTAACGTTTAAATCATATAGACCTTGGTTAAGCAAAGAAAGTAATTCTGTACCAGCACCAACACAAAATGCAATACCACAATGGTATAAGGATGCAGATAGGTTTGCTAAAAATCCGTTTAATGGAGAATACTATAAAGCACCTAAAGAGGTTTGTCCATTTCCTAAAGAAGGAACGACAGATGATTACGGAAAGATTCCAACATGGAAGGCTTGTCCAGCAATCATGGATGCATTTATGACTGGGTATGTCTTTAAAACTCCTTGCGATATAACATTTTTTAAAAATGATAGGGGAAGTATAGATGTTAAAGTTAGTGATCCTAAGTGTCAAGACTTTGTTTCTTCTAGACCACCAATGCCACAATTTGAACACCCAAAAGGATTTTACAAAGATCATTTTGCTTGGATGCCAGACTGGGGATTAGAACTGCCAGATGGATATAGTGCTCTATTTATGACACCAATGAATCGATTTGACTTGCCTTTCATTAATACAACTGGCGTTGTAGATTCTGACAAGGTACATATATTAGGAAGTTTTCCATTTTTTATTGCAGAAGGATGGGAAGGAACAATCCCAGCAGGAACACCATATTTACAGGTTTTTCCTTTTAAAAGAGAAAATTGGGAACACAATATTGAGATTTTAGATCAATCTCAGATATATGCTAAAATAGTAGATAACGCAAACTTTTATCGTCAACCAGACGGCGGTATATACAAAAGTAAAGTATGGACAAGAAGAGAGTATAAATAGGAGATCTTATGACAACTTGGACAAGTAAAGAAGTTCTTGGTAACGGTATTGTTGTTTACAGAAATGTTATTAAAAAAGAAATAGATGTAATCAATAGACTAGAAAATGTTTTAGGAGAAGTTGCTCCATACGGAGAACTATCCCCAGATGGCAAAAGATACCACTGGATGCCAGCATATGTGGGTTATCAGCAACTTATGCCTGATTACAGAGACTGTGCAGATTTTAAGTTTAAGAAAACTGATATTGAAGGTGACACTAGCGAAGAGTCTCTTAAGTTGCAGTCTTTGTGGCAAGATGTTTATAACGCACAGGCTCCAGCAGTAGAGGATTATAGAAGAGACTACAACATAATGGACCTAAAGTACTGGGAAGCATTTAACTTTATTAAGTATGGCCCAGGTCAACACTTTATGGAGCATCATGATCATGGTTACTCTTACAACTGCACAGTTTCATTGGTTGCATACCCTAATGATGATTACGAAGGTGGAGAACTTTATTTTAGACTTCAAGATTTAAATATAAAGCCACAGGCTGGAGATCTTTATATTTTCCCATCTAACTTTATGTATCCACATCGTGCTATGCCAGTACACTCTGGTAGAAAGTACTCTATTGTTACTATGTTGGATTATAGCAAAAAATATCACACGCCAGATATGTATGATCCTAAGTGGGATAATGAATAATGTTTAATATATCTGTTGAAAAAATGCACGGTGCTTTATTTAATATTGAACCAATGTCAATTAAAAGAGACTGGATGGATGCTACATCCGAAAACCATGCATATAGATGTTTTCCAGTAACTCAAGCAAATGTAATTGGATGGAGTCTTTCTTGTACAGAAGATATCATATTTACTTGGGATGGAATAAATGATCAAACAGATAAACATGTAGAAATAGAAAATCCTATAGGGTCTTATGCTGGAAGAGGGCAATCATCAATAAGTTTGAATACTGGTTTAGTATTTAGAACAGATAAAGATGTTAGTATTTTAACAATTAATCCAGTAAATTATTTTAGTGATGACTTTGAAACAATGTCTAACTTAATAACTACATCTTTTTATGATAATCCACTACCATTAGCAATTAAGGCTAAGAAGGCAAATGAAAAAACAATTATTAAGGCTGGTACACCAATAGCAACAATAATTCCAATATCACTAACAAATCTAAATAATACATCTATTGATATTATAGATTATGAAGATCTTAATAATGAAAGATCTAATGCTAATAGGTCATATGGGGAAGCAGCGCAAGTAGTTAACTCATCTGGAGAATGGACCGATTGGTATAGAGATGCTGTAAATGAAAAGAGTGAGTCTTTGGGATCTCACGAGGTAAAGACTCTAAGACTATCTGTTAATGATAAGACAAGAAAGTGATATAATAATATGATGATGTCAAATGATGCAATTGAGGTAGTTAGAAAGCCATCAATGACCCCCTCTGGGTTTTTTGGTCATGGTCCAGAAAATATTATAGAGTTAGAAAATTTTATGACAGCAGAAGAAGTAGATTTTCTAGACAATGCAGCAAGAAATATTAAAATTTGGGACGTAACAGAAAGTCATAAAAATGAAAATGGAACTGTTATATATGATGCAAGTTATTGGAAAGATAGAGTTGCTAGTGCCCCATCATTAAATCAAAATGACCCAAATATTGTTCCAGTAATTGTAGGACTGTTTAATAGATTGCAGCCAATCATTGAAGACTTTTTTAAAGTTAAGGTACAACCAACTGGTCAGACAATTGTTAAATGGAATCCTGGTCAATTTCAAAAGCCACATGCAGATAAGGAACTACATAGTGGCCCAGATGCAGGAATGCCAAACGATTTTCCTTATTATGACATAGCAAGTTTGTTTTATATTAATGATGACTATGAAGGCGGAGAGTTATACTTTCCTAACCAAGGAATTCAGTTTAAGCCAAAAAGAGGTTCTGCATATTTCTTCCCAGGCGACATGAACTATGTTCACGGTGTTACAGAAATTAAAGATTCTTATAGATATACATGCCCATTCTTTTGGGAAATACTAGAACACACTGGAGATGTTAAGCCAGATCTAAATAAAGAATATTATAGAATTTTCCCTACAGAAGAAGAAATTTCTAAATGGGACCCAAAAAGAGGTATTAAATAATTATGATTGATAGTTCAGTTGAAGTAATCGAGATATATCCAAGAATCCTTGTGTATAGAAATATGTTTAAAGATCCTAAAAAAATCTATGAAACATTAAAAGAGTCTACAGAAGGTAATGAGGACAGACTCTTAAGTCAATGGACTCAATGGTCTATCTTTGGAGATTACCTAAACCCAACTGCACCATCAATTACACCAAGATTAAGTCTTGAAGAGGTTGATGCTTTAAATGCGGACACTGAAATTAAACAAAATCAAAAAGACTTTTTAAGAGAATTATTTGAAGGTTTTTATAAAGTAAGCGAATACTATACACAAAAATTTTCAGACGAACTTAATTTTGATCTAAATGAGGTTTCTGAGGTCAAAGATGAGCAAGGAAATAATATACCAAGATGGCAACCTTACGGACCATCAATAGCAAAATATCACAAAGACACTGAGATGTTTTCTAATGGCCATGGAAATAACAGCGGTATGGCAATGACATATCATTCTGATTATATAAGAGAGCCTATTATTAGTCCAGGTTATAAGTTTGCTATAACAGTTCTTGCATACTTTAATGATGACTATCTTGGAGGAGAGATTGACTTTGCTATAGGAAAAGAACTTTACTCTTACAAGCCACAAGCAGGAGACTGGTTAGTTTTCCCATCTGGACACCCAGATGTTTTAAATAAAGATGGACAGGTTTACCTCCATGGAGTCTTAGAGCCATCAGAAGAACATAAGTATTTTGCAAGAATGTATTGGAGACGATACAGCGAAGGCGATCAAGAATGGTTTGATAAAGAAGCAGAATTTGGAAGAGATGTTTGGCTATCTATGCAAGATGCAATTATGGAACAGTATAGAATGGATCATCCTCAAAGATATCAGATACCAGAAGGAGTTAGAGTAAAATGAACCTAGAAAATAAAAATAGATTGACAAAAGATATAGTTATCTATGAAAACTTTATTAATCCAGAAACTGCTGCAAAACTTGTTAAGGTTTTAGATAAGCATGCAGAGGCTGGAACCATAACCTGGATGCCGATATCCTTTTATGAATCCTACTCGTCTGTTTTACCACAAGATGATGATGAGATTGTTTTACAAGAAGGACTACCTGGCAGCATATTCACAGATATGAAAAGTGGAATTATAGATGCTGTTGCTTCAGTTCATGATATCGATAGAGCAATAGTTTCGCAAATTGGATACCACACACAAAAGTGGGAGCCAGGTGCCTACGCAAGAGTTCACTCAGATAATACAGATGAACATGGAAACTCTGGTGCATTTACAAGAAGTAGATATGCAGCATTTTTGTATTTAAATGATGACTTTGAGGGAGGACTGTTACAGTTCCCATCACAAAACATAAGTATTAAACCAAAAGTTGGAACCCTTGCAGCCTTTGATGGCGGTTTTAATAATATGCATGAGGTAACTCTTATAACAAGCGGAGTAAGATACACACTAGGTTCCTTTTGGGATGATAGAGAAGAGTCTGCATACCCACAAGAATTAAGAGATGCTTGGGCAGAAGAGATGAAAGAAACAAGAGCAAAGCAAGAAATTGAAAGAGCGGAATGGCAAGAATTGCTTAAGCAAGGTTGGAAATTAGATAAGGATGGAAATAAGTATAAAATCGATGAGGTCGATAATGCTTAAAGGTTTTAAAGAAAAACTTATAGAAAACAATCTTGAATTTACAGAAGTAACAGAAGATATCCTATGGGTTAAAAATTTTTTAACACAAGAAGAAATTAATTTTATTTTGGATGTTATTAGTAAGGCATCTCAGGCAGACTGGGAAGTAGAATACATGGGTAATCTAAAAAACTTTTGTTTAGAAAAGTTCGGCAGAGAGGATGTAGATAACCTTGTGGCCGAAGGAAAGTTTGAAATTACACAAAATTGGGTAGATAAGAATTTAAATATTAAACATCATCCAGAACAAAACATATTCTATGAAAGACTGTCCAGTATTATAGATAAGTGTGACTCAAGTCTAATGCTTAGCGGACTTGCAACAATTCAAAGAATGCAACCAAAGGTAGAGTTAAAGTCACATACTGATCAGCATACTGATCCATCAATTCAATATGCAACTATTATCTATATCAATGATGATTATGTAGATGGAGAATTATTTTTCCACAATCTAGATATATCTTTACGTCCAAAACCAGGAGATCTACTATTTTTTCCAGGGGATGAAAAGCACGAACATGGAGTAAGACATGTAGGAGAAGGCCCAATAAGATATGTTATAGTTGGTTTTGTAAAAGAAAGAGATCATTATGAAAGAAATAGGTACTAGGAGGAATAATGAATAGAGAAATACTTGATCCAAAAGTTTATTATTACACAGATGCAATTGATAATTTTGACATCTTTCAGCAAACTTTAAATGAATTAGATCAACTAGAGTCACCTAATGAATTAAATGTAAACATCTGGAATAAGTGGACATCATCTAACGATAAGGACTTTATCTATGGAGAAACAAAAACATTTGATCCTGGTGCTATAGAAAGATTAGGTGGAGAGGTAGGAGAAAAAAGTAAATATATTTATGATGCAGTTATAGATACATTTACAAAAGTTTGCAAAGACTATGCCTCATCATTAGGAGATTTTGATGAGCCAAGACTTTTTCCAACATTTAATATTAAAAAGTATTACACTGGTATGGCAATGGGTGCACATTTTGATCAGTTAGATGGAGATCAAACACTAAGATACTCGCTGGTGATGTATTTAAATGATGACTGTGAAGGCGGAGAGATATCGTTCCAGTTAAAGGATTATGATGGTGGATGGAACAGCAAAGATGGTTGGGTACATGGTGCTCCACCAGTTAATCTAGATTATGCAGTTGCAGTTGAGAATAATGCAATTGATTTTGGAGTAAAGCCAAAAGCAAATAGTGTTATTATATTTCCAGCAAATGCACCATACTTTCATACAGCACACACAGTTAAGTCTGGGGTAAAGTATATGGTTCCTGGACATTGGATTCATAACAATATGGATCTGAATCGTGCTGAAAGCATGTAAATGAAAACAGCAATAGTCACAGGGGCAAGCAAGGGTGTAGGTTATGCCACTGTTAAACTATTATCTGAAAACGGATATAAAGTTATAGCAGTATCAAGAGATCTTAGTAAGGTTTCTAATTTAATTTCTGAAAATGTAGAAGTTTATCAATTAGATATAACTAAAGAAAATGAAATAGAATCATTTTTTCATAAATATAAAGATATAACTCTAGATCTTCTTGTTAACAATGCTGGAGGTGGATCAGGTCCAACATTTATTATTAATGAAACCATGGATAATTTTAGAAGAGCATACGACATAAATGTTTCTGGCCCAATGTACCTATCACAATTATTTGTGCCATGTATGAAAAAGTCAGAATCTGCTACAATTATATTCATAACATCTTTATGTGGTAAGATACCGTTTAGAGGTGGCGGTAATTATAGTAATGCAAAAAGAGGCGAAATGGCTTTAGTAGATACAATGAGAATGGAATTTCCAGAGTATGGGATTAAAGTAACAGAAATTTGTCCAGGTACTATAGATACTCAAATTGAAAAAAAGGATAATGCATTGACAGCAGAAGATATGGCAGAGTCAATTCGTTGGGTAGCCTCATTACCAAAACATTTTAACGTTAATCATTTAGAGGTTAGCCATATTTCAAATAGTAAGTATATGTAGGTGAATATGAATATCAATAAATTATATGATGACTTGTATGAAGTTGAAAATTTTTTAACTGACGAAGAACTTAATGAAGTTTTTAGAATAATCAACAACACACCAGAAGAAGCATGGTTTGACGAAGAGATGAGAGAAAAGCATAACGTCTCCGACTTCTGGTTTGGTAAAAACCTATACTTTAATGAACCAACAATATTTGATACTGTCAATGATAAACTCAGAGATTTATTTGAATCCTATTCATTTTATCCAGACAAGATGCACCTACAAAGATATAAAAAGGGTGACTTTATAAAGCATCATGCTGATCAGTGGATTCCAGACTTACCATACTATATTGGTTATGGATTCTGTTTATATTTTAATAATGACTATGCTGGAGGAGAGTTAGACTATCCAGATATTGATATTAGGGTTAAGCCAAAGGCTAACTCTTTATATATACATGGGGGACACATAGTGCACGGTTCGCTTCCAGTATTAGATGACAAAATAAGATATTTTTCAACTGTTTTTATACACGGAACAGAAGAAAAGCCAACTAGATTAAGGAAAGATTTATTCAAATGACACATATGATGACAGATCAAGAAGAATTTATTATTAATATTTTAAATGGTAAAAAAAATGGATACTACGTCGAACTTGGTGCAGCACACTATAGCAATGGAAATAACACATACCTATTAGAAAAAGAATATGACTGGACTGGGGTATCCTTTGAAATTGTAGATTCCATGAGGGACGAGTTTAATGCTAATCGTAAAAATCCATGCATGGGAGATGCTCTTTCTTTTAACTATATTGATTATTTTGAAAAGAATAACTTTCCAAAACAAATTGATTATTTGCAGTTAGATATCGATGCTGGCTATGACTTGCACGGTAGACCAGTAGGAAACAGCCACTGGACTTTGCAAGGATTAATTGCAGTACCATTAAATACATACAGATTTACTCTGATTACATTTGAGCATGACGCAAACATGTATTGGAGAAATGCATCAATTAGAGATGCACAAAGAGAGATATTAGACTCTTATGGATATTCGTTGGTTCAGAGATCCTATCATGAAGATTGGTGGGTTGATTCTAATCTTATACACCATGGAGATTATAGAGATTATCTAAAGTGGCAAACTCTATAAAGAGTAAGTCTATACAATACATATAGAGTTTTTGTTTTTATAAAACTCTGATATACTTAGTCAATAACCGTTTTCAATTAGGAGAAACACATGTCTGATTTTTTTAGTTTTCATTTGTCTGAAGAGTTCGTAAATGAGTATAAAACAAAGGAACCACCATTCGGCTTTGCTGATGCAGGCGGTAATTCTTTAGGAGAGATTACTTTTATTAGAACCTACTCACGTATGAAAGAGGATGGGACTAAGGAAAGATGGTATGAGGTTTGTCGTCGTGTAATCGAGGGTATGTATTCAGCACAAAAGAATCATGCTAAAGAAAACAGACTACCTTGGAATGACTATAAGGCACAGTCATCAGCAAAAGAAGCGTTTGATAGATTATTTAATTTGAAGTGGACCCCACCAGGACGAGGCCTATGGTCTTTTGGAACAGCCTTGACTATGGAAAAGCATAACTCAGCAGCGCTACAAAATTGCGCTATGGTCTCTACAAAAGACATTGACCGTAATGATCCTGGAACATTATTTGGATGGGTCATGGATGCTTTAATGATGGGTGTTGGTGTAGGGTTTGACACAGTGGGAGCAGATAAGAAGTTGCCCATTTATAGCCCAACAGAGCCACCACAGGTGTATGAAATACCAGATACTCGTGAAGGCTGGGTAGAGTCTGTTAGGTTGCTTATTAACTCATACCTAAAGCCTAACATGTATATCCAAGAGTTTAACTATGACCTCATTAGGCCTTTAGGTGCCCCTATCAAGGGCTTTGGCGGTACAGCAAGCGGTCCTGCACCACTTATACAGTTGCACAAGCAGATCAAGGCTGTAATCGGCGGTAGAGCAGGAGAAACCCTTGACTCAAGAGCAATAGTAGATATTGTAAACCTAATTGGTACTTGCGTGGTATCAGGAAATGTTAGAAGATCTGCAACACTTGCATTGGGTGGAGCAGAAGATCAAGACTTTATGAATTTGAAGAATGCTGAGGTTTTCCCAGATCGCAATTCATTTGATCCAGAAAAACCAGGCTGGGCATGGATGTCTAATAACTCTATCTCAGCAGAGGTAGGAACAAAGTATGAAGATTATGTAGATCTTATTGTTGATAACGGAGAGCCAGGGTTTATCTGGCTTGATGTTGCCCGTAACTACGGCAGACTGAAGGATGCGCCAGATGGAAAAGACTATCGTGTGATGGGCTTTAATCCATGTGCTGAGCAGCCATTGGAGTCATACGAACTTTGTACACTTGTAGAGGTGCACCTAAATCGTCATGAATCTAAGGAAGACTTCTTGCGTACCCTGAAGTTTGCATACTTGTACGGAAAAACTGTTACATTAATTCCAACACACTGGCAACAGACAAATGGAATTATGCAACGTAATCGTCGCATTGGTACATCACTTACAGGAATTGCATCATTCTCAGACAAGTTTGGTTTGCCTGTTGTGCGTGAATGGATGGACGAAGGATATAACACTATTCGCAAATATGATCATCAATATTCTGAATGGTTGTGTGTTCGTGATTCCATTAGAGTCACAACTGTTAAACCATCAGGGTCTGTATCAATTCTTTCTGGGGCAACTCCAGGAGTTCACTGGGCACCAGGCGGAAACTATTTCTTAAGAGCAATTCGCTTTGGAAATACTGATCCAATGATTCATTTGTTTAAGGCTGCGGGATATAAGATGGAGGCAGACTTAGTATCTGCAAATACAACTGTTGTATATTTCCCAGTTCATTCAGGTCATTCAAGATCTGAAAAGGATGTAACATTATTTGAGAAGATTGCACTTGCAGCAACTGCTCAAAAGTACTGGTCAGATAATGGTGTTTCTGTAACACTTTCATTTGATAAGGAAACAGAGTCAAAACATATTGCACCTGCTCTTCACATGTATGAAGGACAACTGAAAGCAGTTTCTTTCTTGCCTATGGGAAATAAGGTTTATCCTCAACAGCCTTATACAGAGATTACTGAAGAAGAATATAATGAATATATTGGTAAGGTCAAAAAAATTGATTGGTCTGCCATATATGATGGGGCTGAAAATCTAGAGGCACAGGGAGAAATGTACTGTACTACAGATGCCTGTGAGATAAAAATATCTTCGTAGTATGATAAAATAGACTCATATGTCTAGCCCTTCTAATCTATATGCAGAAAAAATATTTGCGGAACATCCGCAGTTTCTTTGGGCTTTAGACGATAAGGCAGACTATGTTTCTATCATTTCGGAACTACAAAGAGATACAGCCTCTTGGACTTTAGATAATTGTTCTTCAGAGATAACAGAGCAGTTTTTAGATGCTCCATTTCCAGATAGTGTAATTAATAAAGTCACTGCTTCTTCTTTAGGACAAGAAAGATTTTCTGTTACATTAGTAAGTCCAGAAATGGTTACTACAGAAGAACTTAGTGATGTATTAAAAACATTTTCTATAGGTTCTTATTTTTATACAGCAAGTCCATACGCTCTTGGTATTGAGATAGGATATAGGTACTATGATGATGTGCAAGAAGATTATCTTGATGTCTTAAAATCTTATGACGCATCACTTGCTGGCAGATGGTACTTTTTATCTGAAACCTTTGCACCAGAATCAAGCAGCAAGCCATTAAAGTTAGTTATCAAGATAAACTTTTTAGGACAGTCATCAAATACATCAGATTATATTTTTTATATTAACGGAATCACTTTTGGACAATGGTCAGAAGAATTTCAGTCTAACTCTCTTGGAGTTACAACACAAAGTCTACCATCAGAAATATCTCTTTCTACATCTAAAGTAATTGAGGCAAAGGCCTACGGATTATCAGATAATCCTGGGTATTACTTTGTAAATAAAAATTCTCTAATGGCCAAAAACTTTGGCATACCTATGGTTTTTGGATCACAGTCAATCACTAAACTTTATAGCAATGAGGGTAATCCATCTTTAATTATTCCTTCAGATGGAATGATGTCAGATGGCGGTAAGTATAAAGATTTCACCTTAGAGTTTTGGCTAAGAACAAACAATTCATCAACAGAATCAAAAAGAATTGTAGGGCCAATATCATCAACCGACGGAATTTATTTAGATGGTCCATTCTTAATATTAAAGATTAATGACACCTACTCTTCCTATTATGTGGGTCATTGGGAAAGGCCAATGCTCATACATTGGAGATATTCTTCTAACTTATCAACCGTTCTTTTAAATGGAGAAGAAGTTCTTTCGGTTGAGATTAATGCAAATTCTATATCTCTACCAGACTCTTCTTATGAAGATGATTGGATTGGGTTCTATGCTCATGAAAATATAGAGCCAATTGAGATAGATTGCGTTGCACTATACACCTACTTAGTACCATTGCTTGTAGCAAAAAGAAGATTTATCTATGGTCAAGGGGTACAGTATCCAGAAAACCTAAATGCAGCATATGGAGGAAACTCTGTAGTCTTTGATTATTCTTTTGCTGATTACACAAAGAATTATAATTACCCAGACCTCGGCTCTTGGTCACAAGGTTCATTAGATAATCTTATTGTTGAAGAAAATTATTTAACCGTTCCAAACTTTGCATTGCCAGAAATTGTTGTAAACAGCACAACAAAGAATGAAACTGGAATGCTTTCAGACTGTAAGTTATTACAAAATGAAGATAATTTATTTATAAACCTAAGACCAAACTCTTCTTGGAACTCAGTAAACTCTTATTTATATTTTGATAATTTTGCAATGTTTGGACAGAGGGCATACGCTATCTATGGCCTGTTCAAAAAAACATCTGCTAACACTGGCTCAAAAGTTTTAATAAGAATTGAAGACCAAAACTTTAATTATTTATCAATAGAGTGTGTAGACAATAATATTAAGTATATCTTTAAGTATCAGGCAAACACAGAGGAGGTTTTATATGAAGCGTTGTCAGTTCCAAATAATGAAATCTTTGCTGTAGGAATTGAAATAGATAAATTTAGAGATTACTTCGGAAATAATATATTATCATTTTTTAATAATCAAGCGTCACTTAAGATGTATGTCGGCGGTACAAAAGAGTTTACAAAAACTTTCACTGGCAATATCTATAAGGTAGGTATATGCTCTGAAAAGAATGTTAAGAATATAGATACCCTATTCAACGAAATAGGTGTTCCAAAAGACTATGAAAATATATTTAATCTGTATGGACCTTATGTCGACTATGATGGAGGAATTGCAGATCAAGATTTTTGGAATTATTATATAGGACAAACACAACTAAATGAAGACCAATATGATCAAACACCAGAGATCTTAGAAAATTTTTCATTCTCTCCATCATCATTTATTCCTTTTACATTGCAGGACCATACTCCAAGCCTGGGTATTTCACCAAAAAATTATTTTGATACTTTTTATTTAGATGTAGATGTAAAGGGATCTTGGAGAGACTATATTCCACTATCCTACTTTGGTAAATATATAACTGATGAATCTGGAGATTCTAAGTTTGGATTAGATTTTATTCAGTTTAATATTAATTATCCAGCACCAGCGAAGTTTAAAGAAACAGAAGTTATAGATCCAGATGGTTGGACTTATCAGGAACTAAGCACTCAGTATTCATATCCACAACAAAGAACCTATGAGTCGTTAGATAATTATTTATATACTGGCTATGTCGATTATCAAGATTTAGCAGAAAAGTCTGTAAAAACGTATTCTTATGACACAGCAGGAGCCACATTAAAGACTTATATCACTTTTGAATATTTAGAGACAGACGCAAATGCATCAGATGGTTTCTTTGTTAATACAGAAGATGTTCCTAAAAATGGAGTTATATCACCTGGAGATAATTGGGTAAACACTAAGTATGAAGTTGTAGATAATGTAGTCGTGTATCCACCAAAGAATGTTGACTTTAATGATTTAGCAATTGTGTTACATCTTGAGTTTTATGTAGATGGAATAAGACATAAACCAATTAAGGTTAAAAGTTTACAACTAGCATCACAAGCATTTAATTATAATACTGTAAATAATATAGGTACAAGATTTGGAACAAGCGTTTATCCTTACCTAAACACAGGATATTATTATAATTATAAAGCAAAGAATCCGATGACAATATATAAGGGGTCATCTCCTTATTTGTATTTAACAAAATATTCTGGATTAGAATTAAGAGGAGATTACGATCCACTAATTAATCGTGGCGTTGCAATTCCAATAAATTCTAACCAGGCAGAAAATTATGAAGTTATGGCTATGCAATCTCTTGTTAGATTTAATAGAGATTTTTTCCCTTATGCACCAACACAAATTATGCAAATAAACTCTAAGGGCAAAACAATAAAATTATATATGGTTGCAAATCATCCTACTGGTAAAAGAGCAAAGATATATGCAATAGATGGAAACACTGGTGCCCTATATGATGGAATATCGTTTTATATTAATGGCAACATTGTAAAAGAACCTATACTTAATGTAAACGAATGGGCTATGCTTGGAGTAGGCTTCCCAGAAGTTTTAAACTTTAAATCGTACACTGGATCAATAATGATTAATGGCCCAATCATATTTGATAGTTTATCTTATTATCAAACAACAAGTCTGCAGGGTATTCAGACCGTGGCCAAGAGACCTTGGGCAAGAGTAAAGTTTGCAGCCGATGGATTCTTTGATTGGGAGTATTGGAATAACTTTTATTTATGGCAGGGTGTCTTAGTTCAATCTTCTATCAGTTATTATGGAGTTAACCCCTCTGATCTTTATAAAGCCTACACTGGAACCAATAAGATAATAATTGACGATACTCGTCCACTTAGTTTTAAAAATTACGAGTATTCGGTATTTAAGGGTATAACCTGGCAATCTCAAGTGTCTGACGCAGTATAGTATGGTATACTGATGGTTATGAAAAACAAAAATCAGGCACCTTTTGGTAAAGATGGCAAGCCACGTATGCCTGGTCAAATAGGCGATACAAAAGTTACAATGATCGAAAAGAAATATGACTGGGGACTTTATGTATGGAAGAAATCAAATGGAAAATGGTTTACTGACGGCAACGGAAACATTCTGAACATACCTTCTATGAAGGGTGATATTTCAAAGATTGCAGAATTAAAAAAGGCAGCAGCATATTATGGAGAGCCAGAAGGAGAACCACATTTCTTTCCTGGACTTGCAAGAGTAACAGACGAAGAATACTCTGAGCAAAAGCAAAGAATGATGGAAGGCTGGCTTCCAAACCTTAATGACCTTGGGTCAGTTTATGACGCACAGCAGACTATTAAAAAGTATGGAGCACAAGACTAATGTCAGAAGAACAAGAATTTATTATTGGTGCCAAAATTGATAATCCAAGTGATATTCTTCAGCAATTTAAAGTAGAAGATCCTTTTAATAAGTCTTGGAATGAAGTCAAGAACTTGATGGGTCTTGATAATAACTTTAAGCGCAGAGCAAATAGATTAGCAGAAAAAGCAGTTGCTCCAGAAAATATGACGGGGTATTTAAATAATGCTAAAGCACAACCAACAGGTGTAGACGGAGCACAGTCAAAAGAAATCAATCCTGGCTCTGTATATAGAAATGCATATGGTTTGTTCGATGTTATTACCCCACCTTGGAACCTTTATGAGTTAGCAAACTATTACGATACATCATTTGCTAACCATGCTGCTATTGATGCTAAGGTTGAAAACATCGTAGGGCTTGGCTATGACTTTGAGGTTTCATCTTCAACAATGCTACGTCTTGAATCAAATCAAGACAAAGAGCAGGTTTCAAGAGCAAGAAATCGTATCGAAAGAGCAAAGATTGAGTTACATAACTGGATAGAGTCATTAAATGATAACGATTCATTTACAACCACTATGGTTAAAGTTTATACAGATATGCAGGCAACAGGAAATGGATATCTAGAAATTGGTAGAACTACTCGTGGGGAGATTGGATATGTTGGACACATACCATCAACTACAATGCGTGTTCGCAGATTACGTGACGGATATGTTCAGATCATTGGTCAAAAGGTTGTTTACTTCCGTAATTTCGGTGCAAAGAATGCAAATCCAATAACAGCAGATTCAAGACCAAACGAGATTATTCACTTTAAGCAATACTCCCCATTAAATACATTCTATGGCGTTCCAGATATTTTGTCTGCAATAAACTCGCTTCACGGAGATCAGTTAGCCTCACAATACAACATCGATTATTTTAGCAACAAGGCTGTTCCTCGTTATGTTGTTACATTAAAGGGTGCACGTCTTTCTGCAGATGCAGAAGACAAGATGTTTAGATTCTTACAGACAAACCTAAAGGGACAGTCCCATAGAACTCTGTACATCCCACTTCCTGGTGATAGTGACACAAATAAGGTTGAGTTTAAGATGGATCCAATTGAGAACGGTGTTCAAGAAGGATCTTTTGAAAAGTATCGGAA